TGCGCCGAAGGCGTGCGCCCCGGCTATTATGCCGATAACCACGAAGACGCCGTAATTATGTGGCTGTACAGGGAGGCTGAAACCAATGAGTGAAGACATTTATATACTCGGCATTGAATCGAGCTGCGACGAAACTGCCGCTGCCGTTGTAAAAAACGGGCGCGAGGTTTTAAGCAACATCATTGCCTCGCAGGTGCCCATTCACCGCAAATACGGCGGCGTAGTGCCGGAAATTGCCTCGCGCAACCATATACGCAACGTATTGCCGGTAATAGATGAAGCGCTTGCCAAAGCACAGGTGCCGCTGGAGAAAATAAACGCCGTTGCCGTAACCTACGGACCGGGCCTAGTAGGCGCGCTGCTGGTGGGCCTTTCGGCAGGCAAAGCGCTGGCCTGGGCGGCAGATAAGCCGCTGATAGGTGTAAACCATCTGGAAGGGCATGTTTTTGCCAACTTTTTAAACGATAAAGACCTCAAACCGCCGTTTCTGGCACTGGTTGTAAGCGGCGGGCACACGGCGCTGCTGGTTGTAAAGGATTACAACAGTTTTGAGCTTCTGGGCCAGACCCGCGACGATGCTGCCGGTGAAGCCTTTGATAAAGTGGCGCGTGTTTTGGGGCTGCCTTATCCCGGCGGGCCGGAGGTGGAAAAACTGGCGCTTGACGGCAACCCGCTGGCCATAGATTTTCCGCGTGCCAAGCTGGGCAACAATTTTGAATTCAGTTTCAGCGGTTTAAAATCGGCGGTTATCAACTACCTGCACAACAAACAGCAGGCGGGCGAAGAAGTAAACCGCGCCGATGTTGCAGCGTCGTTTCAATATGCCATTGTGGACGCGCTGGTGCAGAAAAGCGTGCACGCCCTTAAAGAAACGGGGCTAAAAGAAATTGTACTTGCAGGCGGCGTATCGGCCAATAAAACCTTGCAGAATACACTGGCAAAGGCGGCAGAACGCGCCGGAGCGCGCCTGGTTCACCCAACTCCGATACTCTGCACGGATAATGCCGTGATGATTGCCTGCCGCGGTTATTTTATGTATATCAACGGGGAGAAAAGTCCCCTTGGTTTGAACGCTGTTCCATCGTTAAAATTGGGATAAACACTGTCTATAACGTGAACTCCAAACTGTGGAAAACGTGCAAAACTCTGTGAAAAAGCATAGAATTGCACCTAATGATTGCGGAAAACTCTGTGCATAATGTGGATAACATTGTGAATTACGGTGTAAAACACTAATGTTGTAAATTTTTTGAAAACTTGGGATTAACACTATGTTAAGAAATTAAGCGAACAAAAGCCAGTGAAACATGATGTTCACTGGCTTTTGTTGTTCGTGCTTATCTATGTTTTTTACTCTATTACTAACACATTACTAACATATTACTAACAAATATTAAGAGAAAACCGCTTGTTTGTTCGCAGCTTCAACAAGTTCCGGAATATATTTGTGTATGTAAACTTTCTCGGTAATGTCCTTGGCACGGTGGCCAAGTATGCGCCGGATTATTACCGGATTGACTTCGGCACGGTCCAACGCGCTGGCACAGGTGTGCCTGCCGTCATGCGGCAAGTGGTCCAAATTGAGTTTTATCATTGCCGGTTCAAAAAATTTGCGGCAATAATTGTTGTATGATAGCTCCTTGCCGCTTTCATCCGGAAACAAATACCTGCGCTCCGGGTTATACATTGCTTTAATAAAAGGGAAAATACATTCCGCGATTGGTATAATCCGGTCAAACCCGGCAGCGGTTTTTAATCCGCCTTTCATATAACGGTCTTTTAAAACAATATTTTCTGTTTTAATTTTTAAAAATTCAGATGGCCGCATACCTGTATAAGCCATAATAAGAACCGTCTGCACGGAGATGCTGGCACTGTTTGCCCACAATATCTGCATTTCCTCGTCCGTAAAGGGCTTGTGTATATCCGAATCCGCTAACGGCGGCAGCTCTATCAAGCTGGAATACATAGTTTTTACTATATCGTTACCAATAGCGTATTTATATAAAAAATTAAAGAGAGTTTTCATATTCTTTTTGGTGGCATATCCTTTGGTGCAATTATCTATGGCTTTTTGCAGGTGCATTTGCCGTACATCAGCAAACGGCAAACTGTAAAGTTCTTTGCACCAGGCGTATGCGGCGCTGTAACAGCTTGGTATTTTGTGTCCTTTATCAACGTAGCGCTGAGCAGTCCACAAATCATAAATCTGTGCAAAAGTGTAATGGCTGGCAATTTGTACTTTTTTAAATTCCTTAAAATCGGCAGAGGCAGATATGCCCTTTTTCTTTTCGTTGTAATCGGCAAGTGCGGCCAGCCCTTCCTGTCGGGTGCGGTAATAATCTAAAACCTGTTGTATTACTTTGCCGTTAGGTTTAAAGCCAACCGGCACCGCGGCCACGTACGGCCGGCGGCGTTTGCCTGATAACTTATAAACCGTTCCGTATCCATTGGGAAAACGCATAAAAAATCAGCTCCTTACTGTTTTTGCGTATGCAGTGGCAGAGCTGATTAAAAAATGGTATAATTATTTAATAACAGCTCTGCTTTTGGGTTTGGGGTTGTTATTTCAGCAGACAATGTTTGCGGCATTGCCTGCACAGTCCCTCGGTGTTAGCGCACCGGGGGATTTTTATTTATAAATCAAGTTGTTCGTGTTCATTTTTAAAGCCTTTTTTAGCAAGCTTCTTTTCATCAGATTTTACACGGCGTTCCAGCTTTTTAATATCTTCAGCAGGTGGAAGTGTTTCCGGTTTTATACCGCGTTCGCCAAGCATTTTACGGATAGTGCTGTTATTTTGCACATGCTCCGTGGTAATGCTGGGTTCGCCGTATAAATCTTTAACTTCGGTGTTGTAATTGGTCATCTCTGTTGCAAGATTTTTGGCGGCAATGGTAAGGTTAGGCAAAAAATCTGCCAGCGGGCGGTTTGGTTTAACGCCATATTGTTCTTTCATGGCCTGCGTAGATTTGCCGAATAAAGCGGCATCGCCGGCACTGCGGATGCGGCCGAAGCCTTTATCATCAACGCCGCGCTCATAAATATTTTTAGACAGGCGTTTTTCGGATTCGCGCAGCTTCTCTCGGTTATCTAAACGCTGAAGGTTGTGCATATGCTGCTCAATAAGTTCCTGCTTGCGTGTTTGTTGTGCAAAATAGCTTTGGGCAAAGGCAATTTCTTCCTTGCGCGGGTCGCCATTTTGAGCGATAAGATAGCAGGCGTAACGTGTTAATTTAATATCTTTAATACCACGTTGTACGTTGTAACCTATTGAAACCATTTTCGTGACGTCACGAAAATGGTTTTCTACATTATTTGCACTGTTATAACATGCAGTCATAGCTTTATTTATAACCTGTGCGAAATTTTCCCAGCGAGTATATCCTAAATGGGGCATGAGTTCTCTTGCATACCAAAATTCTATACCACTTTGTTCATCGGTATGCGCTAATTCATCAAAAGTAATTTTTAAATTGGTTATTTGGTTTTTGTTCATGTATTTCTCCTTATAGGGGTTACATCAGCCGTTCAGGGGTAGGATGCGGGCGGCTTTTTTATTTATAAGTACCCATATCCTTAAGTGTATTTATATAAGTAATTTTTTGCTCAATACTATTCAATGCATTAAGCCCATTTAAATAAGCAGCACGAATAGGTTCTGCGTTGCACCATGCTTCAAACTTTTTAATTTCGTCTAATTGTGCCCCGTACATTTTTTGGAAAATTTCTCTGCATTTTTCAAAATCTCCAGTATAACGGGCTAATTCAAAATCGTAAGCTAATGGATTTACATATTTGTTAACTTGTTCGTTCAGCTTACAGGCATCTCTGAAACATCCACGCACCGCATTTTTTACGTTTTTACGTGGGTCGGTTTGTGCTGCATAAATGTTCATACCCACAGCAAAAGTGCCAGAACTATATGTTTTTGTACCGTAATCGAAAGAAGCAAAGTTTAAACCATCGACTGATGGGAGAGCTTCAATTAAATGTACATTTATTGCGGGAGCTACTCCGGTAGCTTTTGCTCCAAAAGCATTTTGGTAAAACTGAGTAGTTGTGCTTTCGCCTTCTAAATCAATTTTTACAATAAGGGGAACTTGGTTTGCTTTTATAGTTGATTGATAAGCAGGAGGCAGGGAAGGTTCTCCAGTTGCGCGCCGAATTTCCTGCACAATAAACCGTTTGCTGTAATGATTTTTTAATTCTTTTTCAAGTTCTGCTGCGCCGGCAATTATGTCTTCATCAGAGTTTTGGGCTTGTAAAATTGCGTCTGAAACTCTGTAAAATAAAACAACCTTTTTTGTTGGTTCAGGTGCATCAGCTAAGCAAATGTTTGCCGTTAGGGAAATTAAAAGAAATACAAATAAAAATAACTTTTTCATCAAATACAGCTCCTTTTTTATTAAAATATAAAAAATTATTTATTTTTGCTATTGAAAAATAGTGGAGTTTTAAGTTCGTTTGTTTCGTATAACTTTTTATTTAATGGTTTTAAATATTTGTTCACAAAACGTGATTTAAAAATATAACTCAAATATGGACGGGAAGCTTCTTCTATTAAATATGACAAATATAAATTTATTATGTCAGAGTAAATTGCGCACTTATTTGAATAAGTTACATAGTAATCAGCCTGAGTTAAATTGCTTATTGAATATACTATTTGGCATGATGGCCGTGTTTGAGTAAAATATTTATGCATTAGTTCAAAGTAATAAGGGGGTAAGTGAATAAATTTTTCTTTATTCTGATTCCAAAATTTAATATCATTTTCTGAAAGTACAGAAAGCATTGCATAGCAAATTTGGTGATTTTCATCTTTATTAAAATCGTATTCTAATATTTTACTCCACCGTTCACCAAGATTGTTACCTATAATATAAGTAATATCTTTATTTACATTTTTTATGCTTTCGGCAATTATTTTATAATTTTTAGCGTTTGCAGCACATTCATAAGCTAATAATTTAGCGTAATTTGCTGTTTCTATTGATTTATTTACTTCTTTTAAAATTTTAGTGTAATATGCAGCTCCAACACTTGCTATAAATCCTGATAAAAGTACGGATAGTATTGTTGCTGTACTTTGAATAAAAATTTTTAATGTATTTTCGTTTATAAAATTAGTTAAGATGAGAAACAATGAGCAATTTTCCATATGACTAACCTTATATAATATTTTATTTGTTATTAAAGTCTAAAAATATCAACTTACCTGCGCGCCGGATGGAGCGCTTTCTTTATCTTTAAATTGTTCAACATAATTGATATAACATTTCAGAATATTTAAATTTAAGGCTTAGCTATTTTTGAAACATCTTTTACTATTTCAATAATTTGAGAACCTTCATCACCTGTATTTTCGTTTTTTAGATAACCACTTTGAGTGTTACTAAAAATTGCTTTCGTTGTTTGCAGTAGTACAGCATTTTTTATTTCTTCATTATCAGATGCTTTGACGAATGTCTCAAAAGTACTTAATGCATTTTGTTTGTTTTTATTTACAATGTAATTGTGTGCTTGGGCTCTGTAATTATTAGTAGAAACAAACAAAGCATAAAATAAAGCAATCAAACCGGTAAAACGCGGTAAAGCTGCTTGTAAAAATACATAAAAATAAGGTTCTTTCATTTCAATGGGACAGTACCAAAAAGCAGCGAAAGAGTAAATAAAAATAGTAACGAGTAATCCTATAATTATTTGTGCCCATAAAGTTCTGTCTTTGGCAAATGCATCAGAAGCATCTTTAAAGTTTGTTGTATGTTGCGTAACACCAACTTCGGCAGCAGCTTTTTTTACAGCTTCAAGAGTGGCTTCTATTTCAGCCTTGCCTTGTTCGTGCTCTTTAGAAGCAGCTTCTAAAACAATGCTAAGATTTTCGTAAGCTTCACGGGCTTTCCTTTGTAAAGCTTCAAAATCAGTTCCGGCTTTAGTGCAAAAAGCTATTACTGGAGAAATTACATTAAACCAATCATTATAATTATTTTTTATATTGTTAATTCTATTAGTTCTTTCGTTTGGTCCTAATGTTGCAGAAAAAGTTTTAATTGAGTCAATTGCGCTTAAAAAAGCATTCATAGAACTATTTAATTTATTTAACCTGTCATTTGGTAATAAACTGATGTCAATATCCGATAATGATTTAAATAAATTAATAGCTTGTTCAAAATCACTTTCTGCATCGGCGAAACTTAATTCTTCACCTAATTGTTCACGTCTAATTAAATCTTTTGCATTAAGCTCAAGAATTTTTTTTATATTTTCTTGAAATTTATTGACATATTCTTGGTTTTGCATAAATTGCCTTCTTTCGCTATTTATTTCCATCTATCTGGAAAAATTAAATTGCTATGCTTTGAGTATCTTTAGATTTTTGGTTTTGTATGTCCAGTTTAATCTCAATCATTTTATCTATCTCATATTTACCGTCTGTATCAAGTTGACGGTATTTTTTTATTAAAGTTTGCTCATTGGCATTCAAACTGTCAAAAGAGATGGAATTAACCATAACAGGTTGTGCTTCGTCTAATAATTTTAATAAATTATCTAATGTGTTATTAGTTCCTATTGCAATCTTATTTAAAGTTTCTAAAGTAGGAACAAAAGATTTGTTAGTAGTTGGATTTATTCCTTTTTCTAATATTGAGATGTAAGCACGACTTAAGCCACATAGTTTGCCAAAAGCATCCATAGACAGAGCGTGGTTTTTTCGATATTGTTTTACATACTCTCCAATATTCATTTAATCACATCCTTGTATAATGTATTGTACATTAAGCAACAGAAAATGTCAAATATACTTGACGGAAGAGAAAAAATCTAGTACACTAGACAAAAGAGGTGAAAGAGATGATGTATAGATTAAAAGAAATTAGAGAAAAAAGAAGAATTAGTCAAACTGAATTAGCTAATAAAGCTAAGGTAACGCGAGCTACAATTTCAAAAATAGAAAATGGCGAAGAAGTTGAAGTTAAAATTGGTACTTTAGAAAATTTAGCTAAAGCTTTAAAGTGCAGTGTAGCTGATTTTTTATGCGATTGAAATCTAGTAAACTAGATAAAATGAATAGTGAAAGTGAGGTTTTAGTTTATGAAAAAACAATATCGTGTAACATTTGGAGGGCTTCAAAGTAGAAATTCGGCTGCATTATTTGCAAGAGCAATTAAAGAACAGTTTGGCTTTTTGGATAAATATGTTTTTATTAATGCTATTGATGTTGATGATAATGAAAACGGAATTTTAATATTAGAAAGTGAAAGAAATTTGGCGAAATTAGAAAACCACGAAGCTAAAACTGGCTGAAGGGGGGTGATGGGGATGCAGGTTACTATTAAGCTCAAAAATGCCAAAAAAGCACAGGAAATTATTGATGAGTACCAAAAAACGCTTGATAAACTTCGTGATTTAGCGTGGCGTATGGGCGATTGTGGTATTGTAGTTGAATGCGAAAATGAAAAGCAGCCGGATGAACCGACTGCAATATATTAAGCGTTTTCTTTTAAATAAGCGATGATATGCTTTTTCATTTCGTGCATTGCATAAAACATTTCGCGCGCAACGTTATGGACGTCACTTTTAGTGGCAGTGGTTTGGTCGCCTTCTTCATACTGCGCGCGCATTGTTTCAGAAAAATCTGCAAGCGCTTTGGTTAAATTTTCGTCAAGTTCTTCTATGGTCATAAAAGTGCCTCCTTTCGTTTATATTCCGGAGTCGGCATCCGGTTATCCGAACGGCATCGGCATTTAAATTATTATATCACGGAGGAGTTTGAAATTAAAACGATATTGATTTTTGGTTGCAGACAACGCTGGCCAACACTGAAGCCAAAACCGGCTGAAGGGAGGTGATGGGGATGGAAAAAGAAAAGCCCCGCTTTGAAGCAGGGCGAATTGATTTTGAAAATATTTGCGAGGATGCGAAACATAACCTTATGCAAATGCTTGATGCAAGTATTCCGGTTGCTTACAAATATTTTTTACATAGGTTTATGCTCAACGCAGAAGCAACGCCTGAAAACCTTAAACTTCTTAATTGTGCGCTTGAGATGTTAAAAGGCATCAAGATTTGAGATGCATAAGAGCAAAAAGACTATCAACGACATTGTCCTGAAGCAATTGGACAAAAATATCTTTACCAAAGGATGTTAAACCGTTTATGAGTTTTGCGGCTTTTAATGCAGCAAGTTCGGAACGTGGATTCTTAACAATCAAATCGGGGAAGGTTTCTTTTAGTTGCTGTTTTTGCTCGGCAGAAAGCTCGTCAAACATATCTACCATTTCATCAGCGTTTTTCAGGAAAGCTTCGGTCCATGGATAAGGCTTGCCACAATTCGGGCAATATGCTGGCGCTTCAGTTAAGGAAACTGAGTTAAGTATAGTTTCTTTGAAATGAATGTCAGTATCTGCACCTAGATAAATGATGGGGTCTTCAGCTAAATTATCAAGTGTATAGTAATTGCCGCGTATTGGTTTTCCACAATGCGGGCAGGTAGTTATAGTTTTTTCTGAACAAAGCGGGCAGAAAACGGATTTTTTTAGTGGATGCATTTCAATATCATCATTTACAATGTGACCGTTTTTACAAATTTGAGCAGTTGAATATTTATTAAAAGCCATTTTGTTTACCTCCGGCTCAATATATATTTATAACTTCATAATAGCAGGCTGGGGTGTTTTAGTCAAATAGTGAAGGGAGTGATTTTATGGGAAATGTACAGATTACCGATTTTACGGAAGAAAAGTTAAATTGTATCGGTACGCTGATTTATAAGGCGGCTACCGAATGGTTTGCGGATGAAGAAAATGCAAAGTAGAAAATAAAGCCTTATCTACAGCAGATAAGGCTTTAAAAGAATTGAACGATTTTATGTTTTTACGGTTAGCAGACGCAAGAACTGTTGAGCGGCTTACAAGTATAGTTGCCGGTACGGCTGCACTGTTGAAAGAATTAAGGAAAAGGAATAAATATGGAAAAAGAAACTCAGAAAGTTGAAAGATTTGCAGCCAGCTTTTATGCAGCTTCTATCTTATCTGATGGAATTGTAGCGGCAGCAATGATATTATTTGCGGCTGCACTTGTTTTAAAAGGCGGGCTAATATTTACGATTATCGGATTTGCTTTATTTATCGGGACTGCTTTTTTGAAAGGCAGCACTTTTGGTGTACTGACCGGCATCGACAAGGCACGCCTTAAAAAATGAATGGCCTAAACCTGTGAGGTAGTAATCGCTTTGCGATAAAATTTTGCCTCCGCCAGAAAAAACGCTTGATGAAGTTTTGATATTATCCATTAGCGAAAGACTTCTCAACACAAGGAAACTTTCACGAGCTTTATTGGTATCAATTTCAATATAACCATCTGATGTCCATAATTCGGATTTACAGTAACCGTCTTCGGTTTCGACAAATCTGAACGGTAAATAATTATTGAGTTTGTTGTTGCCATAAGCATTTAAAACGGCGGCATCTAAAGGCGTAAGCTTTTTGATTATATCAATAAAGAGTGTACGGATTTCATCTGTGTATGCAGGATTTAAAAGATTTGCCAGTAGATTTGCCCAAAGTTCCTGGAGTTTAGGGTCTTCTTCCAAAGATGCATTTTCAATTAAAGGAATACCTAATTTTAAAGAGCAATATTTCCGTTCTCTGTCGGTTACATCTGCTTGGTTTAACTTTTCGTCTGCTGCTCTTATTATAGCAAGCAAAGAATCTATTCTGCGTTTGGTTAATTTGCTGGCAGCTTTTGGAGAAAACATTCCTGCGATAGCCGGAACAGCGGCTAAAAGTTCTCCTATTTTCGTATCGGCAGGAAATATTTCAAGAAAATTATCGTTATTTTGGTTGCTCATGTTAATAACCTCCGGTCTGTTAGTGTGGTATTGAAAGTGGTTCTTTAATAATTCTATCTTATCAGACCGGTTGTTATAAGTCAAAAAGTTAAACATGGTTATGATAACGGAGGAGTGGTAATTTTGGACAAAAATGGATGCTGTAAATAAAAGGCAGGTAAGGGTTTTGCGCTGCATCCGCTGCGGCCGGGAGCTGCGGCACTGGCATTATTTGTACAGCGAGTATGAAGAAGGCTATGTTTGCGCGGATGACAGGTTGTGCCGGCGGCCGGTAATTACCAGGAAGTTGAAAAATTTGGAAAAACTGAAGGAAAGGTGGGCTGAATGAAAAGTGAAAAGAAAAAGAACGCCTGATGCGCCAACATCAAACGTTCTTAAAAGCGGATATAACTGAATAGGTCGTATCCGCTTTCATTTTACCTGAAATGGAAGTGATTTGCAAATGAAAAAATTTTTAATTGCAGTAATTTTTATTGCGCTGGCCGTTTCAGCCGGTTGCTATATTGCCAAAACGCTGGAGTCGGATACTAAAACAATAACGGTACCGGCAGTGGTTTATACCGGTGACACACTGGACGGCATCTGCATCCGCCTTGCAGAAAAATACGGCGATGCGCGTAATTATAAAGAGATTAGCTATTACGCGCAAAAGAAAAATAATATTGGACGCTATATTTATCCGGGGCAAAGGCTTTATATCGACCTTGAAGTGCTGGTAGATAAAAATATTGCAAAGGAAGGTGCAAATGTATGCGTACTAAAATAATGCGGCCGCATGATATCCGTCCGTACTGCAATATAAATCCGCAGGCAATTCGTGAAGGCATGAAGGCAGGCAAGCTTGATATAGGCTTTGCTGTACAGCAAAACGGTGGGCCGCGTTGGACTTATGTAATTATACCTGAAAAATTTTTTAATTATATTGGCCAGCCGGTTCCGCCGGAATGGATGGGAGATATAGCAAATGACTAAAAAAACTGCTCTAAAACCGTGCCCTTTTTGCGGCGAAAAAAGGAAAATACGGGTTATGTCTGCCGGTACAAAATCGATTTTGCGTTGGGTGTGCTGTAATAAATGCTTTGCTGTTTCCGGCGCGGCTGAAACAAAAAACGGAGCTATTGCCTTGTGGAATACCCGAGCGTATGAAAAAGAAGGTGATGATAATGCTTCCGAAAATTAAAAATTGCCGTAAATGCGGTGCATTCGGAATTTTAGATGAAGGCATATCGTTTGACACAAAAATGAGGGCCAAAAGATTTTATTACGTTTACTGTGTTGGCTGTGACTTGGAAACTCGTGGTTGCAGAACACGCACGGAGGCGGTGAAAGAATGGAATCGAAGGCAAGGAGAAAAATGAAAGCGTGTGTTAACTGCCGCTGGAATAACCGCGCACCGGCACGAAGTAAAATTTGGAAAATAAAAAAGTGAACTTGTTCCATTTTTGAACAAGTTGAAAGTAGGTTGTGGCTATGGCAAAAGACAAGGTATTTGACTGTATTGCGTCATGGGTGTTGAAATGTATAAATAGTCATTTATATTGGACACCTAACCCTTTTACTGTAATATTACATAGTTCGCGCGAAATCTTTCGGGAATATGCGGCAGAATATTTTAAAGTAATGCCGTTAGAACTGGAAGACGCTAAGAGTCATTTTTACAAGGCGTTAAGAGAAAAAAACGCTGCTTATCAGCAGCGGGAATATAAAATTCGCTACTGCACTCTTATACACTCCGTTAAATGGCACCGACGCAAATGGCTTAAAAGACATTACAGTAAATGGTATATAAACAGGATGAGGCGGTGAAGAGGCAGATGTCTGTTGAAATTTGCGTCAGTTCGGAAGAACTTAAAAAGACATTGGAATATATGGCACTCATCGGCGCGGCCGGGATTAAGAAAAAGGATGCTGACGAAACTGCCGGGGCTATGCGCATTACTGCGGTCAGCCCTAAACGAGATTATCGTTATATGCTGATGTTTTGCCGTATGGGTGCGGCGGAGCAGCTTGTGTACCGAATGGAAGGCAAAAGCAGGAACAGTAATGAACCGGTGGATGCTTATGTTGACGGCAAACGCTTTATTGCTCTGGCCAAAACCTTTAGTGGAGATGTGCATATTACATTTGGCAGTAATGAAGTTGTTTTAACGGTTGGGCGTACGGAATACAAGCTGCCGACGGTTGTTACTAAAATGCCTGATTTGAAGGTGCCCGATGGTGGTGTGGAAATAAGTGCGAAATTTTTAGAGGATGCTATGAAGCACTGCGCGCCTGTGATTGATAAAAGCGCTCCTGGCGTGCGCGGTGGCATAAAATTTAAGGTGGAAAAGGATGGCAGTGCCGTCTGCTGGGGTTTCCAAAGTTTTTGCGCCGCAAGATATGCAGTACAGTCAACAGGTTGTGCAAAAGGCTTTGAAATTACATTGCTTCCGGCTGACATTCAGCGAGTTGCTGCACTTGCTGATGGTGACGAGATAAGGCTTATAAGCACGCCTAACGGCAATTATTTTACCTCGCTGCGCTTTGATTATATGTGCTTCTGCCTGCAAGGCGTGTTTCCGGATTGTGAAGCTATGCAGGCAAAATTTAAGGAATTAAAGCGGATATCTGTTAGCAAGCAGGAGCTGCTGGCCGCGCTGAACCGCTGCTGTGTTGTTGCCGGTGATAACGGCAATATACAGCTTTATACGCTAAATAATGACCTTGTGCTGGAAGCTTCGGGTATATGTGGCGAGGGGCTGGAATACCTTGCCGCAAGCGATGTAAAAGGGCAGGACGATAGTGTTAATTATTTAAACGCGCAGGCTTTGTTGCGCATAGTTTATAACTGCCCCGGCGACAGCGTTACAATTACCAGCACAGGTAAAATGAGCGCTTATTATATAGCTTCCAGCGGCAGCCCTAACCATTATTTGCTTATGAGCCGCAGAGGCGGTGCGTAATGTGGACGGCTGGATAAAGTTACACAGAAAAATTTTGCAAAGCCAGGTATGGCACGGCGCGGATGCCGATGGCAAGGTAATACTGCTTACTTTGCTTCTGCGCGCGTGCCATACAGCGACTACCTGGACCCTTCCCGGCGATAAAGTTGCCGTACTTAAGCCGGGGGAACTGTTTATCAGTTACCGCAACTTTGCCGTAAGCTGCGGGGTTACAGTAAAAAAGCTGCGCAATGAAATTGAACGCCTTAAAGCATTGGATTTTTTAACTGTTACATGCAAAAAGGAAGGTACCATTGCCAGGATAAATAACTGGCAGGTATATCAATGCGAGGGCACACAAAAAGGCACACCTTTGGGCACACCTCGAAAGCCAGACGCAGAGCCGCCGGACGGGCATAATTTTGATGCGCCGGGCACACCTTTGGGCACACAAAAGGGCACACATAACAAGAATTATATATTATTAAAAAATAAACTAAACAAGACAGACACTAAGCTGCTTGCGGCGGTTAAAGCGAGTGCGGAGTTTAACGCTGCTGTTGGAGAATTTGCAAAAGCGTTTCCGACTAACAGGGATAACCTGAAAGCGGAATACCTTGACGTTTTGGCTGCTTACGCAGTGCAGACAAAACCTGACTGGCTGCTGAAAGCTGTGAAAGAACTTCAGGCGATTGATAAAATACGCAAGGTGCGTTATCCGGCGAGCTATCTGTTTGGGATTTTGGTTAACTGGCTTAATGACGGCTTGCCGAATGACAGGCTGGGAGCACAGAAAACACTGGAAGATTTTTACCGGGAAGCGGGCGTGATTGAATGAAAACGATAACTGAACAGGATGTATTAAAAGCTTTTTACCGGTTTGACTGCCAAAAGCTGCCGGTGCTGGATATTAACGGTAATTTATCGCCTTCGCTGGACGTTATGATGCGTAAAAATATGTGTGCCGAATGGATGGATGCTTTTGACGGGCTGGAAGCAGAAGTGTTTGAAAAGGCTGTGCAGATTGCCTTAAAAAAATGCAAAAAATATCCATCACTTTCAGAAATGTTTGAATTTATCGCTCTGGCTGACGGTGGAACTGAAGTTGAAAGTGAACCGGCACCAGTACAAAAAACTGTTCCGTATAATAAGCTGCGGGACGAACGCATTGAGGCCATTGTGGCTGCGGCTAAACAGGGTGATTTTAAAACCGCGCAAAAATATGCGGAACTACTTGCCAAGGGCAAAGCCGAAATAATGCAGTATGCAAAGGAAGTGTGGCCGGATGCCTGCGAAGACTGGATTTTAGAAAGCTGGCTGGCTATCGGTATGCTTTATGCACAGAAAAGAAGCTGCCAAAATTGCGGCAGCGCGCGCCGCTGCCGTACATACGGTTATAGGCTGACGGCACGGAATAAAAAACCGGAAGGCGAGCTTAAAATCGTGATGGTGCCGTGTTATATGCGAAAGAGGGAAAGCAATGAAAATCTACAATGACGGAATGGAAGTTTTAAAAGTAGTGCGCTGCCCGGCAGGGCTGTATATTGTTAAAGGCCTGCCGTTTATGCAGAACGCTACTGCCAGCAAGGTGGTTGCGCAGAACTTTTTGGAAAGCTGGGCCACGAAGCACAAGCTGCGTGCCGGATATGATTTGGACGCCGATATGTATGAGGAGTGCAATGAAAGAGTGTGCCGGATGTGTATTGCCTGGAACCGTGAGTATAAGAAATGCGAAAGGTTGTGAAAAAATGTTTGGAAACGGATTTACTGCGCCGGAACCACCATCTCCTAAGAAAAAACGCACGGATGCAGTTAATCATCCGACGCACTATACCGCAGGGCAAATAGAATGTATTGATGCGCTGGAATCAGCGACAACCGGGCTTTGCGGCATAGAGGCAATCTGCACTGCCAATGCTATAAAATACTTGTGGCGCTGGAAACTTAAAAACGGCGTACAGGATTTGGAAAAGGCCAAATGGTATATTGATAAACTTATTGAAAAGCAAAAAGAAATGAGCTGATGTATATGCCGGAAAGAAAGATACAGGAAGCGCGCCAACGGCTGAGCATGTACCGTGCAAATATAAACCGCATAAATAATCTGTTAAGGCTGCCGCTGCGTATTGGCGGCCCGTCACAAAGCGTTACGGTAAAGCCTAAAGATAATCCGGGCGGAACAGTATCTAAAAATCATCCGGACGCGCTGAATGATTTGCAGCGTTTGGCGGACATCAATACTACGATAGCCGGTTATATGCTGGAAGTTGCAGAAATTGAAGGTGCACTCAGCGTACTTAATAAAGAAGAATGCCTGGTGCTTGTCATGCGTGATGTTGACGGTATATCAATATCAGCTATCGCGGAAGCGCTCGGTTATTCATCGCGGCAAGCAATTTATAATATTTATAAACGCGCACTTAATAAATTTAAAATAGCGCTCGGCTGAATGCTCAAAAATGGACAAAATGAGGACACTTTCTTGATTTTAAATGTGTTATAATGATATAAACAGAAAAAGGGCTTGAACTGCTGAGGATTCCTTTGCAGTTCTTTTTATAAGCATTGTGCGTGTTTTGCACAGTGCTTTTATTTTGCCCTGAAGGTGGTGAAGCTATGCCGGGCAGAAGGAAACGCGAATGTAAAAAGGTTGGCTGCCATGCACTTACAGATAGTGCAGACGGGTACTGCGAGCAGCATAAAAAAGAAAAGTGGGCAGCCGGTGATGAGCGGCGCAAGAGTGCACGTGAACGCGGCTATGATGCACAGTGGGAAAAATACCGCAAGGAATTTTTAATAAACCATCCGCTTTGCGAGGATTGCCTGAGCAAAAAAATTCTGCGCGCGGCTACGGTAGTTGACCATATTGTTGCGCATAAAGGTGATGAGCGCCTGTTCTGGGACGGGCAGAACCATCAGGCACTGTGCAAGCAATGCCATGATATGAAAACAATACAGGAGGTTTGTGCCGCTGCCGGAAGGATAATACCCGGTTATCTGCGCGGCTTGCCAAAGCGCAGGTATTTAAAGCCATCCGTACCTGTGTATGTTGCAGCCGGTGCACCCGGCAGCGGCAAAAGCCTCTTTGTTGCCCGGCATATTAAGCCCGGCGAACTGCTTATTGATTTGGATGAGATTATACGGCGGCTTTCAGGGCAAAATCCGTATGCGGTTAACCGCGTGCCGTATCTTGTTGCGGCTTACTGGCTGCGTGACAGGATGATAAACGCACTGCATGATAATAAAGAAAAGTATGCCGCCTGCTGGATTACAGGGATGTTTGCTAACCCTGATGACCGGCGCAAGCTGCATAGTGAACTTGATGCAAAGGTTTATGTCATCAGCACGGACTGGGTGCGCTGCCGTTTGAATATAAAAAATAATTGTGAATATAAAGGCCATGAAAGCCAATACATAAAATTGGCTGAAAAATGGTTTTTAAATTTTAAAAGCTGCCCGTTTGATAATTTTGTAAGCATTTAGGGCAGGGGGGTGAAAATCCCTGGAGGGCTGAACGCAGTACCGTCCGCCCCCTCGTTTGTTTGAAAATGTCCCCAATGTAAGTTTTTTGGAAGATTACTGAATGGAGGTGATGGAGTTGGGGGCTAATGTTATCAGCATTGATGCAATAAGAGAGAACCGCGCCGCAGGCCGTGGAAAAAACTGGACTAATGCGGAGCTGGCGCGCCGCACGCAGGAAGCCGAAAAATTAAAAAGCGGCCAGCTGAAAATGAAAATGCCAGAATGGCTGAAGGCGGATAAAAAAGAACGTGCCCGCGCGATTTGGACGCAGACGCTGAACAGCGTGCGCGATATTGAACTGTTTTCCAACTGTGACAGCGAGATACTGGCAACCTACTGCGACATCTGCGTTCAGTATGAGGATGCCACAATGCGCACCATGCCGTATGCAAAAGATATAGACCGCCTTGGCAAATTAAAAATGACTTATGCCGAAAAACTGGGACTTACTCCTACCAGCCGTGCCCGTCTTGTGGTGAGCCGCGCTAAAGATGATGGCAAAAAGACCGACAGGAAAGCAGAGTTGTTCGGCTGATGCAGTACAATCTTGACGGGATGTACATTACCCACCGTTATGCGGCTGAGGTGGTAAGCGGCCTGCGCAAAGTATGCAAACGCGAAGTGCAGGCCTGCCGGCGGCATCTGCGCGACTTGGAACGGCAGGGTACGGAAGGCTTTCCTTATGTTTTTGACGAAAGCCGCGCTGACAGGATTTTTGACTGGTTTGAAATGTGCTGTTACCATGTGCGCGGACCGTTTGCCGGACAGCTGATACAGCTGTTGCCGTTCCAGTATTTCGACCTTGGCTGCCTGTTCGGCTGGGTGCATAAGGATACCGGCGCGCGGCGTTTTACCAAAAGTTTTAACTTCCGTGCACGCGGCAATGTAAAAAGCACGGAGATGAGCGGCATCGCGTTGTACGGTATGTGCGCCGATGCTATTTACCCGCCCGGACATCCGGAACTGCAACGTTTTGAGGAAGCACCGGAAGTTGAGTGCGTGGCAGTTGACCGTGACCAGGCAAAGCGTGTATGGGGTGATGCCTGTGCTATGGGCGAAAAGTCGCCGGATATATCAGAGCGGCTTGAAATACTTAAAACCAAAGTTGTGCACCGTGAACGCGGCGGCTGGATGCGCGCTCTCTCGAAAGAAACTAAAAATAAAGACTCCGGTGCACCGTGTTTGGTGATTGTTGACGAATACCATGCGCACCCGAACAGTGATATAGTCGATACGCTGTATAACGGTTTCGGTAAGCGCTGGCAGTCGCTGCTGTGCATTATTACAACGGCAGGCAGTGATGCGGAAAATAATCCCTGCAAAACTGAATATGATTTATGCTGCCGGATACTGGAAGGCTTAACGGAAACACCGATGGACAACTACTTTTGCATGATACGCGAGTTGGAGGCGGAAGATGACCCGAAAGACCCGGAATGCTGGGTTAAGGCGAACCCGATTTTACAGTATGATGACGCTTATAGCCGCAACCTGCGCAGCCAGATTATGAAGGAACGCGATGAAGCTTACGGCAGCGGTGATATAAAAAAGATACGGGCTTTTTTAACAAAACGCTGTAATATCTGGCAGAGCGGCAGCGAGTTTAAATATATGGACGGGCTGATGGATAAATGGAACAGCCTGAAAGTAACGCATGACGAACTTATGGAATTGATTGAAGGCCGCAAGGCGATAGGCGGATATGACCTTTCCAAACGTTTTGACCTTACGGGCGCAACATTCATTGTGCCGCTGGATGACGGCAGGATTGCTATTCTGTCACACGGTTTTATACCGGAAGACAGCGTGGAACGCAAGGAAAAGAAGGATAACCTTGCTTACCGCGAGTGGGAAAAGCGCGGCTGGATGACTGTAACGCCAGGCGCTGTTGTAGACTATGATGTTATGAAAGAATGGGCTTACAGCACGGCAGAACAGTTTGGGCTGGATGTTGTGGAGCACTGTTTTGATACCTGGAATGCCGATTACTTTATGCAGAAAATGGAAGCTGACGGCGCAACGGTGGTAGAGGTAAGGCAGAATGTATATAACCTTTCTGAACCTACGAAACGCTTTAAAGAGCTGGTTATGCAGGGCCTGATAGTGCATGAAGGCAATGCTGCTTTTGACTGGTGCCTGGGCAATGCTTATGCGTACACTGATATAAACGATAATATGAAATTAAGCAAGAAAAATAAAGATGATACCCGCCGCATTGATATGGTAGCAGCCTGCATAAATGCCATGAGCAGGCTGCCGGCTTTTAACGAGATGTACGGCGATGATGATTTTTCAATTCATGTGCTGTGAGGTGTAAAAATGGAAAACAAAATAAGGCTGATAATGCTTGTTGCCGGAATGGGCTGTATTTGCGCAGGATGCGCCCTGTACAGCCTGCCGCTTGGGCTTGTGGTACTGGGCGGGCTTTTAATTTATGCTGCCTGGTGCAGGCCGAACAAAAATGCGGCTGAAGCTGATGGTGAATAAAAGGTGCTTGCATTTGCAAGTACCTTTTTAATTGCTGTGAAGGGAGGTGAAAATGATTGAAGCTGACGATAAGAAGCCCGGCTGTGCTGAAAAGCATTGCCGGGGCTTTGCAGAACGTGCTGGTTGGAGAAAATAACGGGATAATGGCAAAAAGCTCAGGGGAAACTACTGCGGTGCTTACGCCGGGGATGAGGCTTGGCGGCGGTGTTAGCAACATCCGCGCTATGCAGCTGTCCGCCGTATGGGCGTGTATTCATGTGCTGGCAGAAACCTTTGCCAGCTGTAAGTGCAGCCTGTACCGGAAGGATGCTAACGGCCATCGCGTAAAAGCGGTTGAAAATCCACTTCACGATGTAGTTAATTCCGTGGCTGCTCCCGGTATGCCGGCCTATTATTTTAAAGAAACTGCTATGACGCATATGCTTACCGGCGGCAATACTTATTCGGAAATCGTGTTTGACGCGCGCGGCAATGTTGAAAGGCTGAACCTTTTAATGCCGGAAAACGTCAGACCTTATCAGGACTGGAATACAGGGGAGATATTTTATGATGTAAACGACAGGGGTAAATTATACCGCTTGCCGGCAGATAAAATCTTTCATGTGCCGGGGCTTGGTTACAACGGTATCCTGGGTTATTCGCCGCTTTACATGGCAAGGCAGGCTGTAAGCCTTGGCCTTTCCGCGGAGGATTTCGGGAACAGATTTTTTAGTAATGGGGCTTTGGCTTCCGGTGTGCTGGAAACGGAAAAAGCTATTAATGACGCTGGTTTTAAAAAGCTGCGGGATGATTTTAACAATGCCTACACCGGCGTGCAAAACAGCGGCGGAACGATGGTGCTGCCGCGTGGCGTAAAGTTTTCTAAAATTTCCATCGACCCGGAAGAAGCACAATTTTTGGAAAGCCGCAAATACCAGGCTGAAGAAATTGCACGCTTTTACCGTGTGCCGCTGCATTTGATACAGATGCTGGATAAGGCTACATTCTCCAACATTGAGCAGCAATCACTTGATTTTTACCAGAATACAATGCTGCCCTGGTTCTGCCGCTGGGAGCAGTTTGCCAATATGAAACTGCTGACGGCAAAACAGCGTGCTGATGGTTATTACGTTGAGTTTGACCTGCTTTCCATGCTGCGCGGCGACAGCAAAAGCCGAGCGGAAATGCTGCACATTATGCGGCAGGATGGCGTTATTACCGCTGATGAGTGGAGAGCTAAAGAAAATATGAACCCGCTGCCGGGCGGAACCGGCGAAATTGCCTTTATAAACGGCAATATGGTGCCGGTAACTGTTGCGGCAAGCAAAAAGGCAGGTGAAGAATAATGCCGATGTACAAACTTCCGGAATTTAGGGAGTTTATAAAAAAACAAACCTTCCCGGAACCGGGTCCGGTGGCAGATACAATCTGCGGCCGCAAAACTGCTTACCTTGACAAAGTTAAGGTTGTGGAAGAAAAGGACGGCATCCTGGTTTGCGACTTTGTAATCTCTAACGGCAGCATTGACAGGGATTTTGACACCATTAATCCTGACGGCTGGAATTTGGAGAATTACCGCAAAAACCAGGTGGTGCTATGGGACCATGAATGGGATGACCCGCCGGTGGCTAAGTCGTTGGAAGAACGTGTTGAAAACGGACAGCTTATTGGCCGTGCGCAGTTTGTAAGCCGTGAGATATACGATTTTGGCTATATGATTGGCCAGATGTATAAAAACGGCTTTTTAAATGCTGTCAGCTGCGGTTTCCGTGCTACAGAATGGAAGTATGTGGAAGATGAAACGCGCCCGTGGGGTATTGATTTTCTGGCGCAGGAACTGCTGGAATACAGCTGCTGCACTATTCCGGCCAACCCGGAAGCAACGCTTATTAAAGCAATGGCTGCTGACATTGATGTAACGGCCGCGCGCAGGCTTGCAGAAAAAGCGCTGGAAAGCAGCGGCGCTATGCCGTACCTGCCGCAGGAAACTGCCGAAAAGATTTACGCCCTGCTGCGGGAGGATAAAACAGTTATTGATATGCATACTGACAGTTTGCTTAAAATGCAGATGCAGGTGCAAATAAATGAAAATATGGAGGTATAATGTTATGAATTTACAGGAAATGCTTCAGAAAAGGGCCGCTTTAATTGATAAGCAGAAAAGCATTATCGCAAGTGCAAAAGGCGGCATCAGCGAAGATGAGAAAAAAGAATTTGACGCATTACAGGCGGAAATTGAACAGCTTAACACTGCCATTGAAATGCAGAAAACAATTGCAGGCAATGAAGCAAACACTCCTGCTTCCGGCAGCGTATTTAACGGCGGTGGTCCCGGCATCGTGGTGGACCCTGTTAAAGAAGGCGACAAGGATAACGGCGGTTTTAAATCCCTCGGCGAAGTGCTGCATGCCATTAAATACGGCGATAAGAAAGGCCGCCTGGAACATTTAAAAGCCCAGAGCACTACTGATGGCGCTTCCGGCGGATACCTGGTGCCGGAACTTTTCAGCGATGAGCTTTTGACTATCGGCGCAAAACAGAGCCTTATCCGTCCTCATGCATTTGTAATTCCGGCCGGAGATTTCCCTGATGCAAAAATGAATATGCCTGCGCTTGATTATTCTGCCGGGCAGGACGGCGGCGTAAGCGTGGCGTGGATTGATGAAGGCGCAGAAAAGCCTGAAACCGGTGCCAGCTTCCGTAATGTTGAATTACAGCCTAAAGAAGTGGCTGCATTTATTACCGTTAACGATACTTTGCTGCGCAATGCGCCGGCCGCGTCTGCAATTTTTGGGCAGCTGCTGACTAATGCAATCGTGCGCGCTGAAGACCGTGCATTTATTAACGGTAATGGTGATGGCAAACCGCTGGGTTACGCAACAGCCGATAACAAAGGCCGCCTTGTTGTAACCCGCAAAACCGCAAATCAGGTAAGCACGGATGATATTGCAAATATGATGGGCGCTTTTCCGGCAGAGGATTTGGGCGAAGCCGTCTTTATTGCCAATACTACCACGCTGCCTTCCCTGATTAAATTACAGGATGCTTCCGGAAGATTTATTTTCGTTCAGCCGGACCTGACTAAAGGCGTGCCTGCTACGCTGATGGGCTTGCCGCTGTTCTTAACCGGCATGAATGCTCCTGTTGGCCAGACTGGCGATATTCAGCTGGTTAACCTTAAAAAATACCTTATTAAAGACGGTAGCGGCATTTATGTTGCCATGAGCGAGCATGTTAAATTTACCAGCAACCAGACTGTTATTAAAGCGTTCCGCAATGTGGACGGCAAGCCGTGGGTTAACGCACCGTACATTCTTGAAGGCGGTGCAACGCAAGTATCTCCGTATGTAATTCTTGGCGCTACAACTGCAGCGACTACACCTGTAAGCAGTTTATCTGGTGATGCAACAGGAAATACTGTGGCATTAAGCTGGACTGCTCCTACCGGTGCGGATGCAATTAACGTACTGCGCAGTGATGACGGCGTAACATTTAACCGCATTAATCTGGTAACTTTAGCCGGAACGGCGGCAAGTTATAGTGATGCCAATGTGCCTGACGGCAGCTACAGCTATAAAATCGTGGTTTACGGCGGCACTAATGCCGGTGTATCCAATGCGGCCAGTGTAACTGTTCCTGGTGGAGAATAATGCTTATACGGGTAATAAAGCCGCCGGCGGATGAACCAGTAGGCGTTGATGAGCTTAAAGAATACCTGCATATTGACTGTGACAGCGAGGATTCCTTGCTGTCACAGCTTATTTCCGCCGCAAGGAAAACGGCGGAAGAATATCAGCACAAAGCATATATGACGCAGACGCTTGAGGTTACGACAAGCTGGAATAAAGAAACTGAACTGCCGCGCAGTGAGTTTTTTAAAGAACTGGTAAGCCTGAAGGACAGCAAAGGCAATGCTGTGAGCGGATATACAATTAAGCCGGATTTAAATTATAAGCTTGTTTTTGACAAAGCTGGCGATGGGCAGCTGACGGCTACGTATATTACAGGCACTGACAACGCAAAGCAGGTGGATGAGATGGTGCGGCTGGCTATTATGCAGCTGGCGTGCCATTGGTATGAAAACCGCCTGCCGGTTACGGACGGAAAGAGCGTAACGGAAATGCCGTTTTCCGTACGCTGTCTGTTGGCTCCGGGCGAGGTGGTTACGTTATGAATCCCGGAAGCTTGAATAAGCGGATTACTTTTTTGAAGGCGCAGGAAACACGCGACAATCTTGGTGGAAAAGATGTGAGCAGCTGGAAGGAAATGTTTGGTACATGGGCGGCAAAAAACGCCAAAGCGGCCAGCCGAAAGGATTACATGGGTGACCATGTAAATTACATTCCTGTTTTTTGGACAATCCGCAAACCGTGCAGCAATAACGAGGTAACTCCGGATATGCGTATAGCGTATAATGGCCATACTTTCGATATTGTTAATATCACGGAGCTTGAGGGTGCACCTGCGTATCTTGAAATTGAAACTAAGGAGTTAAAGCCCAGCTGATGCCAAAAGGAAACAGCATGACGTTTTCAATGGAGGTTAAAGGCCTTGATGAGGCTATGCGCAGGCTAAAGGTATATGATACCAACAGCCGCAAGCGTATTGAAAAAGCTGTCAGCAAAGCAGGCAGAAACATGCGCGATGGTGCTAAAAGCAGGGCACCCGTAAAAAGCGGTACGCTGCGCGACAGTATTACCGCAAGGTTTAACGGCCGGGGTATGTTTTCTGTTGTAAAAACCAATGGGCGCAAAGCACCACATGCACATTTAATTGAATTTGGCGTTGAGGCGACAACCGTTAAGCCGCATAAGAAAAAAGCCATGAAAATGGAAAATGCCGCTGGTAATGTGTTTGTGAGGCGCGGTGCAGTGACAATACCCAAGCGTCATGCTGAGCCTTTTATGGAGCCTGCCTTCCGGGCGGAAGAACCGAAAGTTGAAAACGAAATAAAACAGATTTTAAGGACTATGCCATGATAAGAACTGTACCATTAACCGCCGTGCAGGCGGCGGTATATAAAACGCTGAACGATAACCTTACCGGTTACCCGATTATGGATGACAGTACGCCATTTGAAAGCGGCAAGATGCCGGGTGAGGAATTTGTTATTATAGGCAGTATTACTGCTGTGCCGCAGGGAACCAAAGCCAATACGGCGCTTTGGGAGACCACGGCTACGCTGGATGTATACAGCAGCTATAAAGGCAAAAAGCGTGTAAATGAAATTGTTGATGAAATAGTTACCGTCTTAACCGGCGTTGCTGAAAATGGCAGTTTCCCGCTGGAAGGTTACAGCCTGATTATGCTTAACATTGAAAGCGTGGAGGCGCGTGCGGAAGACTGGAACGATGACGAAGTATGGCAGCACGGTATTGTACGTGTAGCTATTACTGTAGAACAAAATAAATATTAAAGGGGTGTTATAAATGGCTTTAAGCATTAACCCGGATTATTTTCCTAAAAATACTAATGCCAGCCAGAGTATGGCAGGCAAAAACCTCCTGCTTTACATCGCTTACGGTGAAGGCGCAACAGTTGAGGACCCTATTTGGAACCTTGTGGGCGGGCAGCGTAATTCTCCGCTTAGCATGAGCGCTGACGAAATCGATGCCAGTGATAAAAGCTCCGGCGGCTGGGGTGAAACGCTGCAGGGTACCAAAACCTGGAGTATTGAACAGGAATGCGTATATAAAGTTAACGATAACGGCTTTGATATTATGCGTTATGCCTTTTTGAATGATATTCCGGTATACCTGATGCGCCGCGATAAAAACGGCAATGCCGTTAAAGGTTTTGCCAATATTACAGAGTTCAGTGACGATAACCCGCATGATGATGTTGCAACTGCAACGGTTACCTTCAGCGGCATCGGTGCGCCGGAGTTCAGCACAAATGAGCCGGACCCTGGAGCGGCTGATGGAGCTATTACTGACCTTGCGGCGGAAGCTGGCAGCAGTGGACAGGCTAACCTTACTTTTACCAAAATTACCGGCGCAACTGCCATAGTACTGCAAACCAGTACTAACGGCATTAATTTTACCGATAATGCAACTCCTATTGCCAACGGTGCTACAACAGCGGCCGTTAGCGGGCTTGAAGCCGGTGTAACATACTTCCGCTTAAAAGTAAATGGCGGCGCACAGAACGGTTACAGTAATGTAGCTTTTTGTACAGTAACTGCATAACGAAAAATTAAATAAAGCCAGGGCGCAAGCCCTGGCTTACTTTATATGGAGGCGATGCTAATGAAAGTGAATACATCCGTTATTTTAACGGTTAACGATAAACAGTATACTTTGAAATTTGATATTAAAGCGTTGCTTACGCTGGAACAACTTATTTCCACGAAAAATATTACCAAAATGATGGGAAACCCGCCTCTTAGCCATGCAGACACGGTTAACTGCCTGTATGTTGGTTTGATGGCTGAACAACCTTCCGTAACGCCGAAAAAAGCTATGCAGATTACGGAAAACTGGCTGAAAAACAATACCATGATTAATTTACAAAAAATTATTATGAACGCCATGGTTAAAGCCGGTGCCGTTGGTAATACAGGAAACGTGGAAGACAACGAGCCAGAAGACGAACCGGGGAAGTAACAAGCTTTTCGGATTGGCTGGAGGCGGTGCTGCCGTGGTGTTACGGCGAGTTGGCATTAAAACCGTGGGAAATTGAAAGACTGTGCCCGGTGGAAATAGATTATATGCTGAAAGGGTGGCAAAGACGTTATGACAGGCTGGAAGATTTGTTTATAGCGTGGGACGCTTACCCGCAATACCAGATAGCTAATCCTAAAAAACGGTTGAAACTGGAACAGCTTTTAACGCACCGCAAAAAACGCCAGACTAAAAAAGAAAAGCAGAATACTTTAAATGAAATAATGGCTGAATTTGGACTGCAGCAGGAAGGGGGTTAAATATGGCAACAGTAGCAAGTTTACAAGTGCTTATAGGTGCTAATACAAAAGGTTTGCAAAAAGAAATTGCCAATGTGCAGAAAACTATCCGCCAGAAGCTGGGCGGTAACGCCATTGAAATAAGCGAAAACATGATTGCCGGCGTGGCTGGTTTAAGTGCAGCTTTGGCTGGGTTGGGCGCTGTTGCGGTGCGCAGCGCGGCACAGATGGAACAGACTGAAAAAGCTTTTACCACACTTTTGAAAAGCGCAGATTTGGCAAAAGATTTTTTGACAGAGTTGGAACGCTTTGCTGCGGCCACGCCGTTTGAACTGCCGGGGCTTTTAAATGCTTCTAAACGTTTGCTGGCGTTTGGGTTCAGCGCACAGCAGGTAATACCTATTTTAACTGCTATCGGCGACAGCGCGGCTGCACTGGGTATGGGAGAAGAAGGTATCAGCCGTCTTACTACTGCCATTGGGCAAATACAGGCAAAGGCTAAGGTAAGTGCGGAGGAAATGAACCAAATAAATGAAACCGGCATTCCTGCCTGGCAGCTTTTGGCAGATACCATCGGTACAACGGTGCCTCAGGCTATGGATATGGCCAGCAAGGGCATGATTGACGGTGCTACCGGCGTGCAGGCTATCCTTACCGGCATGAATAAACAATTTGGTGGTATGATGGCAGAACAAAGCCAGACGCTGAACGGCATGATGTCAAACATTCAGGACAGCATCGGCCAGCTGAGCACCGTGGTTGGTAAAGAGATTACCGAAGCCTTTAATTTGAAAGGCGCAGCGGCGGAATTTCAGGATACGCTGGGAGAGTTTACTGCCATTGCCAAACAAAGCGGCATAGGCGAAGCACTGCGTCAGATGGTACCGACTGAAGTTGGTATGGCTATCGGAGCGTTAGCGGCTGTTATAACTTCGACAGCAGTTCCGGCAATAGTTCTTTTAACGGCACAAGCGGCAAAAGCAGCGTTGGCGTTTGTTGGTATAACAGGACCGATAGGTATTGCCGTTGCGGCGATAGGCGCAGGCGCTTACCTTATTTGGGATAACTGGGCTGCGCTTGGGAAATTCTGGGATACCTTCTGGGTAAGTTTTGACCACGCAATAGCAACCAGTGTGGCTGATATACAGGATTTGATTGCTGATTTAGTCAGCAGTGCGGCATGGGCAGCCAATAAACTGGGTGGTATCTTTGGCTTTGAAGAAAGCGGAAGCGGTATGCGCAGTTTTGCCAACCAGATACGTGCGGAAGCTGCGGAACTGCGTATGACGGCAGATAATATGGAGATTGGCAAGCTGAACGAAATCCGTGAAAAATATGCCGAAAGCATACCGAAAACGGACAAATCTTTTAAATCTGAAGATATTGATAAACTTGGTTTGGAAAATGGAAATGGCGGTACTTCTTCCGGTGGCAACGGAAGCGGCGCAGGAGCGTTTACGGAACTAAACCGTGAAATTGACCGCCTGAATACGGAAATAAACGAAGCAAAAGAAAAAACGCTGGATTTGCAGAGCGAGTTTAATAATTTTGCTTTAGATATTAAAGTTGAAGGTTTATCTGAATTTGACCAGGTTTATGCCGGAATTGTGAAAGAACGTGACCAGCGAATAGCTGCTGTTGAAGACTGGCAAGCTAAATTCTCAAATGCTGTAACAGAAGCGGAACAATTTTATGAGCGTGCCATGAAAACCGGCGATGAGAATGTTATGGCAAATGCTTTGGCTATGCTGGAACAAAGAAAAGCTGCGCAAATAGCGGCAGAACAGGAATCATCTGCTGCTATCTTGCAAATTAATCAAACGATGAATGAACAGCTTTTATCGCAGGCGACTTTAATGCAAGCAATGAAGGCTGAACTGGATGAGTTATACAGGCAAACGGATTTAGAAGGCTACATTGCATATCTTGATGCTGAAAAAGCGGCATTTATGCAGCAGCAAACCGAAATGCAGGAAATGATGTCTGCTTATCAGGAGTGGCGCATGGAAGCTGAAAGTACATATTTGTCATTTGCGCTTGAAGCTGCTAATACATTGAAAAATGGATTAGCTCAGGGTTTGGCAAATGCCATTGTGTATGGTGATAATTTTGGAAAAACGCTTAAAAATATGGGCAAGCAAATTATTGCTATGTTTATTCAATGGCAAGTACAGCGCATGGCTGCGGCGGCATTAAGTAAAGGGCTTATGGCTAAAGAAACAGCAGAGGTTGCAGCGCAAGGCGCGGCAATGGCTGAAGCACTTTCTCCCGCGGCATGGGCTAAACTTGTTGTTGACCCCGGAGCTGGCGCGGTTGCAACAGCTACATTAACAGCTGGATTAAGTGCGGCGGCAGGAATAGGCGCAGCAAGCGGCGCAATTACGAGCCTTGCCCCCGGCGGAACGAGCGGATTAAGCAGCGGTGGTGGCATGTCTTTTGGTGCAGGTATGGACCAATTTAACCAGACACCTTCTTATTTTGCCAATGGCGGCATCGTTACCGGTACAACCATCGGTGTTATAGGCGAGAAAAGCTATGATGAAGCTGTTATTCCGCTGCGAAGCAGCGTGTTGGAATCTTTGGCTTCTTATCTCATTCCTGGTATGCAAAGCACTGGTACGGACGGCGAAGTTACTGTTAACGTAAATAATTACGGCGACATCAATAACGGTAGTGATTATGACAACCTTATGAACGATATTGCGGCCAGCGTGGCGGCAGGCACGAGGGGAGTGAGGTTTGCGGTATGATTATAAACCCTGAATACTTTCCGGATGTGACGAATTGCCCGGATGAACCGCTGTACATTAACGGTGTTGCGCTGCCTTATAAATACCAGATTGAAACCAGCGGCGACCTTACTGTGCGCGCTAAAGCCGAAAAGCGTGCTTACAGCCACGGCGCAACCAACAGCGGAGATGGATATATTGACAGCAAAAAAATTAAAATAACTATCACGCTGGAAGCAAATAGTTATGATGACTTTTTGGAAAAAAGCAACGCGCTTTGTGAGCTGTTTTATCAGAAGGATTATAAACTTTCAGTGGGCGGCATTACTTACTGGAATGTTACTTCACTTGAAAAAACAACATGCAAGTATTTGGGCGCCTTTCAGTTCAAAAAAGGCGATTGGACTTTTTCTTTGCTGCTCTGTGACCCGTTCCGATACGCGGATGCGGAAACTACGGTAACACAAAGTTTTGCGGAAGCGGCTAGTGAAGCGGAAATAAGTATTTATAACGGCGGCAGTGTAGAAACACCGCTGACGTTTATTTTTGCACCGGCGGCTACAATGAACAACATTATTGTAAGCCAGCCGGCAACCGGTAAAAGTATGCGTATTGCTGATACGCTTCTGACGACGCCTGCAACGCTTACGGTAAACACTAAGGAAGGTACAGTAAGGCGTGATACTTACAATGCCATTAATGCTTTCAGCGGACAGTTTTTAACGGCGCTGCCGGGTGAAAATAAATACCTTGTAACCTGTGCACCGGGAACGGTTACGGTGAAGCTGACGGATAGGTGGTTAGTATGAACCTTATTTTCGGACGTTATAAATTTGGACGCTATATCTGGGCCGGCAATGCCGGAACAAGCGGCAGCGGTCCAGGACCGACTCCGGGCGGCGATGATACCTATATTCCTGGACTGGTGCAGGTTATATTTTTTAACCGTGATGGTACTAAAACAGCCATCTTCAGCAATGATACGGAGGAGCTGCCGTTTAAAGAGCTTACGTTTGAGCTGACGGAAAACGGCTGCGGCGATGGCAAGCTGGTGTTTAACACCTTTCCTGCATTTACGGAAATACAGTATAACCAGCGCATAGATGTGTATTTATTCGGCAGCCGTGACCCGTGGTGGAGTGGTACAGTCCTTACGCGGCCTGACAGCGGCGGTACAGCCAGCAAGTTTGAAATTACCTGTTATGGCCTGTATGAAAGGCTTGATAAAGTACAGCTTTTTGGCAAGGAATATAAAAACATGGAAGTGGCAGACATTGTGCGCGATATTGCCCGCAATGTTGAAAGTAAAACCGGCATCGTTTTTAACGCCAGCAAAATTTATAACGTAGGTTATACCGTTACGCATATCAAATTTGACGGCGTATCGGCAAAAGAAGCGCTGGACCAGCTTTCGGAGTTCGCGCTGGATTTTGTTTACGGCGTTGACAGCTACCGTGAATTTTATTTTAAAGCCATAAACTCTGAGATTAATGAGGAGGCCCGTATTTGGGTCGGTGTGCACTGCAATAAATTTGAACCGTCGCAGTCGATTGATAAAATTATTAACTATGCAAAGGTCAAAGGCGGCGCTATCGACAGCAACGGCGAAAGCTGGCTGGCAGAAGTGCAGGATACTGAAAGCCAGGAATTGTACGGCTTATCCGAAACGGTTTTGACATTGCCGTCAGCCTATGATGCTGCCGATGCGGCGCGTTGGGGACAGTATGAAATTGATAAAAATAAAGACCCCAAACTGTCTGCAAAGCTTGGCGGTCTTATTTTGGCATATCCGAAACCGGACGGAGTTTTTTCTGTGCGGCGCTTAACAACTGAAGGCCAGGCGGCCATTACTGACCTTGACGGCACGCTGCGCACTTATCCGATTACGAAAATTAAATATACCGTTAACGGCGATAAAGGTATTCAGTGCGATTTGGAACTGGGCGAACAGCCTGACCCGCCGATTAGCAATTACCTGCTGGCGCTGCACCGCAATGCTAAAAATAATGAAGCGTTGCAGCAGGCGGCAAATGAACAGTTAAAGGGAGGTTAAAATATGCCGGGACCCAGTGATATAAGGGTAAACCCTTTTAATAATGCAACAAACTATGTAAATTTAACGGAACGGCACATTGTTCCATCGGTAAGCCCGTTTGTGGTGCGCCTGAACGAAGTGCCGGAAAAACAAGACCCGTCCAATATGCAGATGTATTATGTGGATGATACTACCGGGCAGACAACGGAAACAGCGCTGACGGAAGTTGCAGCAACGCCCGGCGCGGGTGAGTTTCGTCCGGATTATTCCACTAACGCCTTTGATGATACCAGCTGGAATACCGGGCTGATTGAGTTCAGCTCCGCCGATGCCGGAAAGATTATCGAAGTAAGCTACACCGCAACCGGCACGCTGGCCGGCGTAAAAACCAACCGTTACCCTGCCTGGTGGACGGATCGTGGTGATGGAAGCGATGGGGATGTAACGCTTACTAATGGAGCTACACTTAATTCGGGTGCATACCGTAATGTCTTTATTCCGGTAGGAGTGAGCGTTAATTTACAAGCGGGATGCACCCATGTAAAATGCACGGGTACCTTTATTTGTGATGGTACTATAAATGGAAATGGCAAAGGTGCCGCTGGAGGTGCAACTTATAGTACAAGTGGAGCAACTCGTGCGTCTAATCCTGGTGGCTTGGGAGAAAATTCTGCAAGCGGTAGCAATGGTACGGGTAGTGGCGCTAGCGCAATGTCCTTAGGTAGAAAATATACTGGCGCAATGCCGGAAGAATTGCAAAACTTTATTGAGAATTTTTCGTCAATACCCATAATTTATGGAGGTGGCGGTTCGTCTGGATATGATGGTAATAAACCCGGCAATTATGGTGGCGCCGGTGGCGGAGGCATAGTTATCGTGGCAAAAAATGCTAAAATATCTGGAACAATTAGTGTAAATGGGTTGAGTGGCAACCATGCCGAAAATGCTGGCGGTGATGGAGGCGGCGGTGGAATACTGGTTATAGCTGAAACTGTAATTGATAACGGAACATATTCTCATACTGGTGGATATAATGGTTGGCATAAAATAATTGAAATGGGCGTGATGTAATGCAAACTATTGTTGATAGAAACCGCAAGATAATAAATATTGTTGACGATTCTTCGCCATGGTTGGGAGCGGAAACGTATTATCCGTGGCATAAAATAGGCGATGTCTATACTGAAATTGAACCATTTTCTTATATGCAGCAGCGTTTATATAATGACCTTGGCTCAGAATTTGCCAACCGCCGCGATGCAGTGCGCTGGATAAACCTGCCAAGTGGCAACAGGTACGGTTTTGATTGTGCGGTGGAGGATATTTCAAACTTTATGGCTGCGTATACGCCGCTTTTAATTGCCGGAAGCGGTGAAACAGGTTATAAGGTATGGAAATCTGAAACTGAAAAAGGACTTGTAATTTTAACCTTTGATGATATGCAGGCGGCATATACTTATGTGCGCGAAAGCCAGTTATCTGCTTATGCGTGGTTGGCAAGTTCGCAGACTAAAATAAATGCCGTAACAGAAGCAGATGGCAAGGAAAAACTTCTAGCGGTGTATGATGAGTGTATGGCTACACCTACAAAATAGGGGGTGCTCAAATGATTGCAATTGATAACCAAGATATTTATATATCTCATGGTGACACATTAGATGTAGTTTTTGAACTGGCTGAAGGATATAAAGTCGCGGAAACAGACTCGATAACATTTTCTGTTAAAGCAACAGCTGGTAGCAGTGAAGTATTATTATCGAAAGCAATACCGTTTACATCGGTAAATGAAATTGCAGTTGATATACCGGCTGAGGAAATGGCTGCATTGCAGGTAGGCGCCAAAGTGTATGATATATTGGTTAAAAATAGTAATAATGTAACCACATTGAATTTTCCTGCAAAATTAATTATAAGGGAAGTGGTGCATAATGTCGGGTAATAAAGTAATTTTAAAAATTAAACCTAGAAATAAAATAAATATGCAAGTGTTGCCACCTTCTTTATCATTAACTGATGTTGAACGCGCGGAAAATGCTGCTAATATTGCTATGGCGTGGGCACAAGACGATGAAAGCCCTGATGGTGAAAATGACACTGATAGCCTTACCGGAAAAACTCAAAGTTCTAAAAGCTGGGCTTTAAATGCTAAAAATGATGCTTTGAGCGCAGCCGCTTCCGCAAGCGCAGCAGCAACAAGCGAAACTAATGCTGCAAATAGCGAGGATAAAGCGCAGGCGTGGGCTGAAAGTGAAACAAGTCCTGATGGCGAGCCTGATAGTAAGAGCGCTAAAACATGGGCTGGTGAAAGTTCTGATAGTGCAGAACTGGCGCAAAAATGGGCAGAAAGTGACGAAAGTCCGGACGGTGAAGTTGATAGTAAATCGGCTAAAACGTGGGCGGAAGAAGCAGCACAATCAGCCAGTGCCGCTTTGAACAGTGCAAATAATGCAGCTGGTAGTGTAACAGAAGCCGCAAGTAGTGCAAGTGCCGCAGCCAGTAGTGCAAGCACAGCCATAACACAAGCAGGTATTGCAACTACAAAAGCAGCCGAAGCAGCAAGTAGTGCTGCAAGCGCACTTGAAAGTAAAAATGCTGCTTCGACAAGTGCAAATAATGCAGCAACAAGTGAAACTAATGCTGCAAGCAGTGCAACGGCAGCTGCAAATAGTGCAATAGCAGCAGATGAATCAGCACAAGAGGCGGCGGAAATTGCTGCAGGTATTGGCAATCCTGTGTCTGATGTAACAGAAAGCAATGGCACCGTAACAGTAGAGAAAAGTGACGGTACATCTTCGAGTTTTAATACTATAGCTAATGCAACAAACGCTATAAACGCCACAAATGCTACAAACGCAACCAATGCTACAAATGCTGATAGTGCAACAAAAGCTACACAAGATGGTAACGGTAAAAACATTGCCAACACTTATTTACCTAAAAGTGATGTAGCAAATAGAGCTAATAAAGTACCTCGTTTTAATTCTTCAGGACATTTTGTATTTCCTGACGGCAGTGAAATGTGGGTGGAATAATGGCAGAATTAGCAAAGAAGTTACAAGTAAAATCCAGCGGCACTACTACATCTTGTAAATTTTATAGTACATCTGCGGAAGCAGGAACGAGCTATGTTAGAGCTAAAGTTGATAATGTAGAGGCCTACATTCCTTTAGTGGATGCTTCTGATGGCCGTGCAAGTAAAGTGCATATTGGTGGTAAATGTATCGCCACAACAGGTAAACCGCCATATACAGAGCAATCTTGGTATAACCCCGGTACATATATATGGAATGTGCCGAGTGGGGTTACTTCTATACGTTACACATTGGCTGGTGCTGGTGGTGGTGGCCTTAACGTGTCAAATATACGTGGAAATGGCGGTAATGGTGATTTGCAATCTGCTACAATCAATTTGGCTGGCTATGGAAACGTAACTACTATCACTATTACTGTAGGAAAAGGTGGACAACTTATGACTATTCATAATTTATCAGATGTAGGTTATAAAGGAGGTTCAACAACTATAACTATCGGAACTGATACTATTACGGCAGAAGGTGGTGGTGGCGCATATATTCGCGGCATGGCCAATATTGGTAATGGTACTAATGCAGGTAACGGACAAGGTGGTAAAGGCGGTATAGGCACAGCAGGTGAAAATGGCTACGCTATAATTGCATTTGGAGGTGATATATAAATGAAAAATAAATTTGCACAAGTATTATATGGAAAAGTGTTATACGTTTATGAAACAGATTTAAAATTTGACCAGCTGTCAACAATTTTTAGTCCTTCTACTTTTTGGGTAGATGTAACAGGATTAGAATGTGAAGTTGGTTATGTAGTAGATTTTAAAGAAGGTGTAGGCCTCGTATTAAACCCTCCTTCTAACATGGAGGTCACAGAGAATGAGGCTAAAGCCGCAGAAGCAAAAGCAAAGTTGCATAAGTTGTCAATAGACACAATGATGATGTCACTTGTTGGCAGTCCTACAACCTCGCAGGCCGAAGAATACAAAACTATTATCAAAGGTGTTAGTGATGATGTAGCACTCTTAATTCCTGAAGTTTACCCGGTGTGGTCAGCTGACAGCGTGAAATACAAAAAGGATGACCGTGTAACCTATAATGGTGTCCTGTACAAAGTGCTTACCGACCACACCTCTCAGGCCTCTTGGACTCCTACAGATGCCCCTTCCTTGTTCGTAAAGGTGCTTACTTCCGAAAGTGAAATGAGCAGCCGTCCGCTGATAATGCCTACATGAAAGGCGATAAAGTGCGTTACAACGGCAAGGTATACGAAAGTCTTATCGATAACAACGTATGGAAGCCGGACGAATACCCGGCAGGATGGAAAGAAGTTACAGAAAGAATTACTATACTTTAACAGTATAAAGGCGGTGCAAAATGGAAATTGATTTAAAAAAGTTTATGTTTTTATTGTTTTACGCAGGAAGGGACAGAACATGAATAGCTTATCAACCATACTTGACGATGTATACGAATTTATTAAAAACTGCATACCAACAGGTGCAGAGCAGTATTTAATGGCCATAGGTGCTGCAATCGGACTATTTATTTCAATAGCGGTAGGAGGTATGGATAAAATGATATATGCGCTTATAGCGTTAATGATTTTGGACTATACCACCGGCATGATTGCAGCGTTTAAAACCGGGCAGTGGGACAGCAGTACTGGGTTTGTGGGGTTGGCTAAAAAAGCAGTTATTTTGGCTGTTGTTGCTCTGTGTAATACCGTTGATATGGCAATGGATACGCATGCTTTGCGTCAAATGGCAATCTGTGCTTATGCCCTTAACGAAGCGGGCAGTATTGTGGAAAACATCGACCGAGCTGGTTGGGGTGAACACATACCTGCTTTCATCCGCAACGCATTGGCAAGGTTGCAATCCAAACAGGAGGGAACGAAAGATGAAAGTAAAAAAATATAACTTGCATTTTACAGAACTTTTAAAACGTGACAGAACTGATTTAATAGTTATTCATCACACTGGTAATCCTGTTGATGATGACTTATCTGCCGAACAAATTCACGCAAGCCATCAGGAACAAGGATGGGCTGGTATTGGCTATCATTACGTTATTCGAAAGGATGGCACAATAGAACGCGGCCGTCCAGAAAATTGTATTGGTGCCCACGCGATTGGGAATAATGGCAAAAGCATTGGCATTCACATTTGCGGTAATTTTGAAATTGCTGAACCTACGGAAGCACAGTTAAACAGTCTGCCGGTGCTGATAGCAGATATTTGCAAACGTTATGGATTGATTGCCGCTAAAAATGTTATTGTTGGGCATCGTGATTTAGATAACACTGCTTGTCCTGGCAAAAATTTGTATAACAAACTTGATACCATCCGCGGTAATGCGGAATGGTACAGGAATCATTAAGGATTGGAGGTGTAAAATAATGAATAAAACTCAGATGGCTGTTATTGCCGGTATTGTACTGGCTGTTATCGTTGGTTGCATTGCTGGCGGCGTATTCTGATTAAAAACCGCCCGTTTGTTTGGCGCTTGCGCTTGTTTTTGATTAGCGTGCTTATACTTTTATGCAAAACCGCTAAAAACAGCGTATGCGCCAAATATGGCGGTATATGGAGGAAAATATGAAAAATGAGCAAGAAAAATCTGATAATCATAATGGTATTTATATTATTATCGTTGCTGTGGTGCTTTGTGCCTGTGCTTATAGCGCGGTGCGGGGCTGCGGAAATGAACCAGGGGTCAATAACAATTCCGCGGCAACAGTGGACAGAATTAAAAACTCGGCTGGAACAGCAGCAAGCAACATTGCTGACGCTGCAAGAGGAAATAGCAATGCTGAAAAAGCCATCCAGCGAGCTGATGATGAGCTTGAACGAAGCCAGACGGCAGCTGAAAACAGCACAGAACGAATTAACCGCATCGAACTGCTCGTTAAAGAGTGCATCGATGGAAATAGACAAGCTCTCGATATTATGCAGCGAATTGAAGCAGCAAATACAGCAGGAAAAGAAAAAAGCCAGCCTTAA